GGTGCATACCCTGGGTTACCTGCATTACCGCTTCTAATGAAGTATCTTCCAGCGACACCGTATGGGTCTCCATCTGTAAGAACTGTGTCTCCAATGGCGTAATATCCTCCATTGTTGTAGAGGCCTTTATAATTTGGTGGTGTTGGCATGAGATAATTATATCACCTGTTTTGACATACCTTGTCAAATAGGGTATACTTGAAGTATGAGTATAGACGAAATGACATTACGAGAAGAGATTGCAAGGGCTATTGAAGCCCTACCTATTGAGTCATCAGTTACAAATGCTTTGGGCATGCGGATTGAGGCTGCAAAGGTTGCAAGGGGAGAAGATAATTATATGACCGAATTTTTTGATAGACGGGAGGCTTACGAATGATTAGTTTATTCTTTTTAGTACCAGCATTTATTGCTGGGTATGTAGCATGTTATTTTATTATGACATATAAGGTTAATCAAGATTAAGCCTTCTGCATACATCTTTGACGTAGATGGAACACTTGCCAATGTAGACCCATACCTTTACCTTGTTCGTGGCTCTAATAGGGATTACAACGCTTTTCATGAGGCCTCTATAGATGCCCTGCCAAATATAGAAGTTGTTCAGATGTTAAATAATGCTGTTTCTGATCAGCATGCCATCTTGATTGTTACATCTCGTAAAGAAAAATATCGTGGACTAACATCTATGTGGCTTGCAAAAAATAATATTAGGTCTCATGCTTTATTTATGAGGGCAGATGATGATAACAGACCCGACTACGAAGCAAAGAAAGATATGCTTGATAAGATTAATATACTATGGGATGTTATGCATGCCGTAGATGACAATCCAAATGTAATTAAGTTGTGGGAGGATCATGGAATCCTTACAACAAAAATTGGAACATGGGATGGAGACAAATCTTGACACAACTATCTCAATATGGTATGATTAGTTTATGAGCAAACGAGTTAAGAAGATCTATAAGTGCGTTGAGTGTGAGACTATGATTACTATTGTAACCAAGGTTCACGAACTTCCAGAATCAATTATCTGTCCATGCGACAGCGTAGCAGAAAATCAAGGATCAAAATGAGAAAGTCTAACAACAAAGTATCTCAGCATAAGATTAAGAGAGCAACAAAGAACAAGAAAAGAATACAGGCTAAGCCATATCTTTCAAAGTTTGAACGTCAACAAAAGTCTATAAGAGAAGAAATTGTACTTGGGTCTTTGCGCTCTGTCCCTAACTAGAACTGGAGATCCCGTGGTAGATCAAGACGAAGTAAACAAAGTATCAAAAGAAGTAAAGCATTATATTATTAAACAGCATATGCAAACATACTATTACTCTACTGTTGGAACTTTATGTTTTTTACTTGGCACATTTTTTGGCTTACTAATTAAATAAGGTCTCGCACTAGTAGCCAAGTTGGTTAAGGCACCGAACTCATAATTCGGCTATCGTAGGTTCAAGTCCTACCTGGTGTACAATGCGGATGTTGCATATTGGTAGTGCCTCTGCCTTCCAAGCAGAAGGGGTGAGTTCGATTCTCATCATCCGCTCCAAGTCTCCATCGTCTAGTGGCCTAGGACTCTGCCCTTTCACGGCAGCAACACGGATTCAAATTCCGTTGGAGATACTTTACCTCTGTAGTTCAGTGGACAGAACGATGGACTTCTAAGCCATGCGTCGCAAGTTCGATTCTTGCCAGGGGTACTTTACTTTTTAGGATGCTTTGGTTGGTATGGTTCAATCTTAGACTTAATACGACCATCTTTGTATAGTCTTACTATCCATCCATCTTTTATTTGCATTGGATTAAATGCATGTGCTTTTTTCTTTGGCATTAGAGTGTGTGTTTTTCTCTTTGAACCTTTGTGTGATCTTTTCCAAAATCAGCAAACAAACCTTTATCTCTTTCACGATTAGCAATTCCTCTTGACCATGAATATCCTGCGTCTCCACCCCATGCAAGCCACATAATGTATCCGTTAGATGGGTTTGCTGAGTTGCCCCAGTCCTTACCCTTCTTGTCTACTTCATGGCGTGAGAAGTATGAGTACATTCTCTTAACAGTACTAAGAGAGATTGATTCTCCTCTTGCTAACTGCCCTGCACGAGTCCAACCTACAGATGTTCCAGCACCATTTGCTTTTCCATCTTCCTTAAATTTAATTGCTCTACGAGCAGCAGATCTTGCTCCTGCTGGTGGTGAGTATCCTTCAGCCTTTGATACTGAATCTGTATCATATTCTACTGTGTCATCATCTTCAAATAGATCATCTGCTTTTGCAGCAGGTACACAATTAGGAACTGGCTTACCATTGTCTCCTGGCTTCATTCCTCTTTGAACATATCCATCCCAACAAGGTGCTTGCTTACTTACATTACCACAGCAATCTGATTTCATTTCTCCAGCCTGACACTGAGGACACTCTTCGCATGTTACATTTAATTCTTTGCACATAGGGCATCCGCAACCCTCGTATTCTTTTTTAATCTTTTCTTTTTCTTCTTCTTCATGATAGGACTTGCCCATCTGTGAGTCGTACATTGCCATTGCTGTTTCTGAATCCATTGTGTGATTATCCATATCTGCTTTTTCAGCATCCTTGTACATCATGCCAATACTGTATGCTGTTGGCTTCCATGTACCGTTTTCTTCTTTATGTATTCTGACTGACATTGCTGGATTTTCTGGTGGCATTGAAACCAAAGCATATTCTGATCCAGGTGTACCAAGTATCCCACCCTCAGTCATGATGTGCTCTATAACGCCGTGTACAACCCCCTCAGAGGTTGATCCCATGACAAAGTCGCCTTCTTTTAACATATAATAATTATACCATGCCGTTTAGCCTGTTGTAAGTCCTGATCCTGTGGCAGTTAGCACAAACCACTTCACACTTTTGAATCTCTTTCTTAATAGCCCTCCACGAAAAACCATCATGGATCATTCTGGACACATTGTATTTCTTGTCTCTTAGATGATCAAAGTCTAGGATTATGTGATTACTGACACCACAGTCTACACAGCCAGAGTCTTCCTTTATCTTGGCAAGCATCTTCTTAAACTGTTGCTTATTATAATGGTCTAACTCTTTGTCAGTCATTGCTATCATTATACCGTGAAAATATTAAGGCCCCACACAGGCAATTCACCTGACTTGCGCCACGGTCTCTATCCAATGGGTAACTAATCCATCACTAAGGTCCTGTGTGGGACAATTAAATTGTAGCATAATAAATGAGCAGTTTATATTACAGGTTCATCAGAAAAGACTATGCTCATTGAGTGTATTGGACTTAAAGACTCAACACTGTGTAGCAATCCTTTTGGAATAAAAGCCAGATCTCCTGGGTTTAATATAATTGCATCGGTCAAATTATTTGAATCATCAAAAAGTCTCCACAGGGTTTGACCTCCACCTTGAACAAAAAATCTATTTTCTGTACCAGAATGCACCTTGGGTTCCCAGTCTCCTCCATCTACGCCATAGTCTTCAATGGTAATATGTTTTGTAAATTTTAAAGGGTTCTTTTCACTAAACCGAAGAAACAGATTTGAACAATCAGGATCACTAATAACGTTATTATTTCTATTTATAAAATCTACTATGATCATTCCAAAAAGAGGTCGTCCTTTATAAATTTTATTAATACTATCTATTACCTCTTTGTAATAATTAAGGATAATTTCTTTTTCTTCTACTTGAAATATTCCAAAAGAAATATACACTATTTCTTTATCTAAATCATGTATCTTCCCTATATCTGACCAGGAAGGGGGCTTTCTAAGAAAATTTCTTGATACGTGAATTTTTTTTTGTTCTGTTGCCAGGACTAAGTCATTTTTTGTAATTTTACGCATACTCATACGTTAAATTATATCATATAGAATGAGCAGTTTATAGACGACTGCTCAGGTCTATAGGCCACGAAGGTTCAACTCCTGCCAACTCTCCCATCAAGGGAGCATCCGTTGTAAAACCTTTTAAAGTCTCAAGCGGAATAGTATCTATTATACTATACCTTTAGGTGATATACTTGTAGGTATGATAAATAATAATTGGTCTAGTGGAAAAGAAATAGTACAGCCTATTGCCTATAATGAAGAAAAGGTATATGATGATCGTCAAATGGAAATAGCAATACCTATATCTCAAAGTCAACTAGACAATGCAAGACTTTTTAATTCAAAATATGAATATGCAAAAACATTAAATAAAAATATATCATACTTAGAGGTGGGTGCTGGCTATGGGGAATCTGCTAAAATGTTTATAGACACAACAAATGCTAAAAGTGCAGACCTTATAGACCTATATGATAATGCTCAGGGAGTTAGACATCCAGGAGGATCTATGCCAAAAGGCAGTTTAATGACACATGAAGAATATATAAAAGATAGGTTTGCCTACCACCCCAATGTAAAAACCATAAAAGGGGATGCAAAAGATATTGTTTTTACTTTAGACAAAAAGTATGACCTTATTCTTTTTGATTCAATATCAAAAAGACTTTTAACAAGAAATGCACTAAAGCATTGTTGTCAATTAGTTAATGTCGGTGGGGTTATAGGATTTACTTCTTACATGAACTATGATGCTGTTCACTATGATATGCCTGTAGGAATATATCAAAGCGTAAATGAATTTTTACATTTTAACAAAAATTGGTCTGTTGATGCTATAGTTCTGCATCCTCTTGGATTTCACGAGATATACATCAAAAAGAATTCACAATAAAGTATATTGGCATAGAAAAGCAGGCTAGTTAGTTAAACCAGCCTGCTAATCTAATTGATTACTTCTTTGCTGCTGCTTTCTTTGCTGCTGGTCTCTTAACTACCTTGGCAGTCTTGAGTGCCACTTCAACTTCCTTAGCATCTGGAAACTTTCCGAATGCCTTGTCGTTAGGGTTGACTGCTCTGATTGCAACGGGCACGATGGCTCCAAGCAATGAATAAGCAAGTGTCTTTGGATCTGTTACGCCTGAAGCGTATAGTGCAATTGCAGCACCAAGAACTGATCGTCCGTATGATGCAAGCATTGCCTTTAGTTGTGTTGTGTTCATATTATTCCTCCTAGGATATAACTTTTGTTAGTACTGTGAAACCAATCCATAAACCAATAATTCCTGCGACTCCCGCAAAAACTGGTGGTGCTGGTACTGGCAATTTGAATGCAGCAAATACTACGCCACATCCAAAACCTGTTAGTATTGATAGCATTACATCTTTCATCTGGTTAGACCTAGCGGTGGTCTTATAGGGCTAGATCCAGCATACATAAACCACTGAGTAGCAGAATATCTTTCTTTTCCAGTATTTTCAAGCACTTCGTGCCAATAGTCTGCATTACTAGGAAATGTAATAAAACTATTAGCCTTTGGCTTAATCTTTATATTATGGTCCATAAAGTTTATTTCTCCACCTTCGTAGTCATCATTTAGGTAGTATATTGCTGCAAAGTCTCCTGTCGTGTCTGCATGCTCGTTCATTTTATAGTTTTTTTCAAATTTAACTAAAGGAGTAAAGTTGTTCTGAAAAGGATATAGTTCTACATTGTAAAAATCTATACATTTTTGATATGCAGTTATAAAAACTTTATTTAAAATATTGTTAATTTCTTTTGACTGTCTTTGTGGTGGCAATACTTTAACACCCCAAGGCTGAGTAGTCCAAGAGTCAACACTTAGAGCATAGTCAAGCAGTTGTTTGTGCTCATCACTGGATAAAATATTTTCTGTAATTTGTATATTATTTATAGAATTTCCTATATTTTGATTTTTCATTTGTTAGTTATACCATTCTGCTTTTTTGTTAAAGGTAGAGCCAGTAAACTGAAGCCACATAGCAGAACTATACCTGTTGCTGTCAAGAATTTCACGCACCTCGTGCAAATAATTTTCATTTCCAGGGAAAATAATTAAACTGTTAGGCTTTGGCTTAATCTCTAAATTATGCTCTGGGAAGTTAATTTCTCCACCAGTATAGTCATCGTTAATATAATATACTGAAGCAATGTGATTACCTTCGGATGACAGCGTATCTACATGTGGAACTAAGTAAAAGCCTTTTACAAACTTAACTAGATGTAGTGCAGACTTATGAAAAGGATTTATTTCTACATCGTAAAGATCTACAGACTTTTTATAAACAAACTCAAACACCTTATTTAGTATTTGAATAATTTCTTCAGGTAAATCTTCTGATTGAATAGTTAGAGCCTTCCATGGCTGCTCTTTCCAGGAATCAGTAATTTTTATATAATCAAGCAGAATCTTGTGTTCTTCTTCAGGCAATACATTTTCTATATATTGTATATTGTTTGTAGAGCCTCCTATTTTTGCAACATTTGCTAAATAGATTTCATCTTTTTCGGAAGGGTTTGTTATCATGTATCTATTTTACCATAGTCATCTGGGAGCAGTTTCTTTAATTCTTTGTAGGCCCCCGATATTTTTTTCATAGAATGATAGTGCGGATAGGCTGAACTTGCCACCCCGTACTCATCAAAGTACTTTATCTCAGGCTCAATATCAGTAATAAACTTATTTAAACTTTGTTGAGCCTCGTCTATGTATTGATATGCCCAGTCACGAGAATCTGAAACAAATTTTAAAAATGCCTCATCCGCAGGATCTTTGTCTGTTTTGTTTGTGTTCCTACTTAATTGCTGTAGCAACAAAGTTTCTAAAGTTTTAGCAATAAGAGTTTTGTTAGCCCTTTTTTGCAATACATACAGAGACAAAAAAAGTAGTGTCAGAGACGACAGAATTAGCATAAAAATTAAATCAATCATAGTCATTTTTCTCCTTTTCTATATCCAATACTTAAGTATAGCAGTTGTAGCAAGTGCTGTCCATATAAGATTAAATATTATAATTGTTGGTAGTGTTTTTACCGTTGAAGTCCATATCAATGCTAGACTAGATGCTAATGCAAAAATGTATAGCCACCAATACTGTATCCCAAATAACAAACCAGGAACAATAATAATAATTTTTGTCATAAACGCAAAAAATTCAGTAATATTTTCTTTATTCCAATAAGATCTGTCTCTCATTTTTGATAAAACAGAAAACAAAACTTTTATCTTATTCATTAAACCCACCCATTTTTTTAATAAATTCATAATGATTAACAAAACTGCTTGACAAGTGTTTTTTATTTTTATTAATTTTTTCTATTTTATCTTTTTCTGATTCAAAAACATCTTTAACTTCTTTTAAAAACTCTTTATCTAATATCTTATTTCCATACATAATAATATAA